GTACCGACCACGGGTCGTCCGTGCTGATCCATTTCATCCACTCGTTGACCATGATCATTGTATCCAAATAAGGGGATGGCCATGCCCTCCTTCGTCTGCCCGTCCGCGAGGGCCTGCTCGATGGGTCTGGTAGGCTTGGGAGAAGTTCCCCCACAATAGTTGACCCAAGCGCGCGCGGTCTTCACGCTTCCGCCGCCGAATTGTCCCATTGGGAAGTCGAAGTTTTTTCCATCCCACCCTGCACACGCCGACGACTTCACCTCCCTGACGGGCAGAGGTGGTTGTGCTTGTGCTTCATATGCCGCTTCATCCGCTGCTGTTTGAGCCCTCAACGGGGCTTCCATCTCGTGAATTTCGTCACGCTGTTTTTCCCGTCTGTCCATCTCGTAGTCGGAGATATAGTATCCGTCCGTCCCCCGCCATTTCAGGTTTTTGGATAAGGATCGCTGTTTTTCGTCCGACGCTGTCTGTTCCGCCGATGATAGTGGCTCGTAGAAGCCGCTCTCATTCCCCGGGTATGGCTGCTTTAGGAAGAGCTTATTACGGCCTTCCTCATCTTTACCCCAGACTGTCTGGTTCTTCATCTTGCGGACGTCATTCCACCCGCCCGTACGGTTATCGGTTACCTTGCGCGCCCACATAGGCACATCCGATTGATCACTAAGAGAAAGCGCAAGCGCAGTCATAGCAGTCGCATTAGCGTAATCGTTGAGTTCTCCGGCTAGACTATCATTACTCTGAGCTTTTTCATTAGCAATTTTCTTGGCATTATCCAATTGGCGTTCTCTCTCGGCGGTTTCGGCGGCGGCAAAAAGAAATTCCTCCCAATCCGTCCGTATCGGTGCTGAAGTGGCGAATGGATTACTGAAGGTTACCAGGCCCATCGTCTTAGGAAGGCTGCATCTGCTGCTGTTGCATCTGCTGCTGCTGTTGTTGTTGTTGTTGCTGCATCTGCTGGAATCCCGCGATTTGCTCGTGGGCGTTCTCTAGCCTTTTTGCTATCAAGCTCATCGGGACTCCATATTTTTTTGCTAGCCCCTCAAGGTGTAGGAGTTCTTTTGCCACCTTCTCCGACTCCTCTTGGAAATCAAGACCCATCTCTCCATAAACGGTCTCATAGGTCTTTAGTCCCGCGTCCATCATCGTGATGTTCGCTTGTACCTCATGCCCGAGATCAGCGGTGATTTGTGAATTAAACTGCCACTTGCCCTTTTTATAGTTGGGAGAGGGGGGGAGGTCTCGAAAGGCTATTGCTCTACCTATTACAATGTTCTTTATAGGATTAAGCACCTGCTCCATGAGCAAGTCTTGATGTCTCTTGAATGCACGCTGGGCTTGCTGTACCTCAAGGCGAGCCGTGGCCCCACCAAATGCACTCATGTCCCAAACGAAAGCAAAGGGGAGGTTAAGCCCATTCGCCATTTCCCGAACCAGGGTAGTGACAAATCCGTTAAAAGTGGGACTAGGTCGTGACCCCGTTGGGAACATTGTAATCCCCTCGCCTTGCTGGAGCTTAACGATTTTTCCCGGCTCCATCTTTTCCAGCTTTTTTTCCTTTGAGTTAGCGGCGGGTACTTTGGTCGTCCACTTATCGGGTCCTTGATCGTTCTTCGTCACAACCCCGGCATGGGAAGCTCCCCATTTTACCGCCAGCTTCTCCATCTTATAGAGCTCATATAAATCCTTAGCGTGTGGTATTGCGGTTTCAAATGCCGTTATGCCTCGATACTGGTCAACGCGAAGAGGGTCTATGTAGTGAACAAAGTTAGGGGCGGGAATCTCGCGCGGGTCTTTATATTGCCCATGAAGGGTTCTGCGATATATTTTATACGTAAGCGGTTGCCCGTAATCGTTTATGGTTACCCCCCCTATGTAGTTTTCCTTCTTACCGGCTTTTCCATGATCCGAAGGGTTTCCGATGCGATCAGCCTCTATTGACTGAAGTCTAATATCCTTCCCCTGGGTAACCAATGCGAAAGCCGCGTCTCCGTCCCTTCTCATCCCAATATGGAGAAGCTGGACTAAGTGCCTAAAGGGATACCTCTGGGTAATATCGCATCGCGAACTCCACTCCTTGAAGTATTCTTCGTAGGCTTGATCCGTGGCGGGATCTCCAGTTTGAGCCTGGTATCTCAGTGATCCGCATACATACATCGCCTCCTTTATGAGGATGCTCTTGAAGAAGGAATAGTTTTGAACCAAGTTCCTTGATTCCCACATCATCTTCACCCGATCTCTTTGGTTCTGCATCGACTCTGACGAGGCAGTGGAAAAAGCCGTAGCCATCGTGCTGTGGGCGGTGGTATGCTGAGCCGCATCATACGCGAACTCCAAGCGATCAGTGTGATACTTTCGTTGAAGCGCCCAAGAGGGGCTAAATAGTCCGATTGTTTTTTCTATTAATTTCATGGGATACGATTACGATTTAGGTTCGCTGCAGTATCGTCGCCGACCCCACTAAAGTCAACGAAAGTCGGCTCAAGGTAATCCGCCCCACTATTCTCTCGTTTTATCTCCGCAAGCGCACGCAGGCGTTCCTCGACGCTAGTAATGCTGCGTTGATAGCTCTTGCCCCCGACCGATTGCGCTAAATATAAATTCTTAGACTCTTTTAATAAAGAAATCCTTTCGTCGGTAAGTTCTTGACTAGAGAAGTCCCTATAAATAACTTTCCAATTTGCTACACTCATACCATTCCTATACATGTCAACATTACTAGAAGGCTCTGTAGACTTTGACTATGACTCAATTGATTTCGACTATGATCGCATAGACGGCGAAGAAGTGATCGAGCATATGCCCCCGGTTTTGCGGGAATATGTAAAAGAGAAGATAAGAAGAGAGGTGCAGGATGCTCTAACTAGGGTCATTGCCCTTATATACGACTCAAATAACTATAGGCTTAAACTGGCAACTATTGTTTGTTCTTTTGGGTTGCCTTTGTTTTTGGGAAAGTCCATGAAGGAGATTGCTCTTATGCACGGAGTAACCCGCCAGGCTTTATCGAAATCAGTTAAGCTCTTTCAGGGAGACTTCGGACTTCCACCTGTCCGCGGACAGAAATCATTAGCTGCCTGCGAAACATATAGAACCATCCAACTAGAGAGACATAAAAATGCTAGAAGCCCAAATAACACTACAGCCTGATGAAACACTGGTTAAGATTAAAGAAAGCCATCGAGCCGGGGTTGATGCCCTAGTTGGTTCCTTGCGCCACTTCGCGCAGGCGGGATATCATCTAAGGGAGATAAGTAACTCAGTAAACAATTTCGAGGAGTGGGTGTCCAAGAACCTTAGCTTCTCCAAGAAAACGGCATATCAGTACATTAAGCTACAAAAGCAAGTAGAGAGTGGATTGGACTTGGAATCGGTAAATGAAGACGGCACTCCAAAGTTTACATCTCTACGGCAGTGTCTCGGGATAGATCATGATGGAGAAAAATCAACATACTCACGAGGGGATGTCCGATTTGAAAGCATTCCCGGAATGTGCACAAAGATTGAGCAAACGTGGAGAGGTGTCGTGAGGGCAAGACCCTTAAGTGATTGGTCTGAGGATGAGAGGCGGGTCTTGGCTAGTAGTCTGCAGCCCATCCTTGATATCTATGAATCGCTAAAGGAATAAGGTAGTGTGGGCTTTAGCCCACTACCTATATAAGGGTTTTGGGTCAGGTTACTCCTATTGCCCCCGTAATAAGAGCGGCGACTAGCGTCATGCACTCACAGTCCCAATAGTGATTGTCTTTCCTCGGTCGGTTAACCCACTTATAACTAAGCTTTCCATAGGCGTCCTCAAGTTCCTCGCGGTGCTCCGCGGACATTTGCCTAACGTAATCCATCGTGACGTTTTCGGGAATCTGCCAAGATGGCCCGATGCCCCGCTTGTATTCGGCGAGCAAGTCCTTTATCGATGGGTTCGAGAAAACGAATAGTCTTACCGGCCTAACTTGACCTTGTAGTGCCGTCCCCATTGCGGGATCGACTAGCGTATCCTTATAAGGCTGGCGAACGCCATCCACTACAAAGTGCTGGAAATCATCTCCCTTCATTGGCTTCCACGCATATCCTGACTTGGTTACCTCGTTATAGACGGAAGTAGCCTTATAACCAGAATCAATCACGACGTCATCGTCATCCACCTCCAGTTCGGTTATCTTTTCGCGAAGAGAGGAGAAGTCTGGGATTTTTCCATAGTCCAAAAGGCGAGAAGTCCCCCCTTTTCCGAATGCCCTGCAGGTGTAATACAGGCAGTCCTTTTGGACGTCGACTGAAAGAAAGCGTCTTTCCTCGTCAGGCCATTTGTCAAGAAGCCTATAGCTCCCTTTTCTGTCTTCCGACCAGTTCGATTGATCCCCGAACCGTAGCCGGTCTTCCCATGGTTGCCCCAGGCTTTCACAAATAAACGCCTTTAATGGAGCGGGATCTCCCCATGAGAGTGCCTTCTTGGCAGATAAAAACTCCTCCACGAGCTCACGCCACTTCACCCATGTCGGGAGGAGGGCATTCCATGTGAAGCTCTTCCGCGAGCTGGGAGCGTCTGGATTGAGCTCCACCCAATCACCATCGATAATTAGCCGTCTTCTTTCCGCGGGGGTATCCCAAGTTTCGTAACTACACGCAGGGCAGGACATTCTAATCGTATTTGCGAGCGCATCAAAATTGTATTTTCCACCGGGCTTCGTTCTCTCATCCGAGTCCCATTTCATAAACTCCCATGAAAGCTCATGCTCCCCTGAGCACTTAGGGCACTTAACCTTCCATACCTGCTGGTTTCCTCGAAGATACTCCTGATGAACCGTATCGTGCTCATTATCAGGCGTTGAAATTATTACTTGCCGCGCATTCCAGAAAGTTCGCGTTCTTTTCAATACCATGGGAAGGGCACCCGATGGCCAATTTCTAACCTCATCCAGTAAAAGCCACCGTCTAGGCTTCGATTGAAGCTTCGAGGGCGCATTACTTCCCACTATTTCAAGTGTCATATGAGGGAAGTATATCTCCTTTGTCTTCGCTAGATTTCTGTCTTTGGGAATCAAGTGAGAAACCAAAGGACAAGCTCTTAAGCTGGGCATCAACCTCTCCTTCGCAAACTTCAGGGCTTCATCCTCGTTTGAGGTAACCCACATAGTCGGCCCCGGGTCTTCCGCGATAAGCCAACACAAGCAAGCGATCATGGTTTCGGTCTTCGCGCTTTGGGCTGAGCACATTATAGATAGAGTCCTAACCCTATTATCGGCAAAGGTTTCCATGAACTTCCGAACCCAAGGAGAGTTGTCGGAGCGCCACTTTCCAGGGAAGGGGGATACGGCGACTATGAAGTTGTCTTCAGCCCACTGCCAGGGTGGGCGTCTGTCCGCGGGCCTCCATGCGGCCGCCGCGGTTTCTTGTACTAGGTTCAATTGGTAATAACGCGAACGGTTCCCGCTCCGCTAGCCAAGCTTTCCAAAGACCAACCAATTGCCTTATCATTCGCACCCGTCAGAACATGATTTTTTAGATCACTCACACCCACGATATCACCGGAAGCGATTGGCCCCGTTGCTTCCGCGAGAAGTATTCCATGATTGAAAAGCTGGATAGCCGCAGGATTGCCGGATTCTTCATCATTCACATCATGGATCAATACCCCAATTGCCTTATCCGCTGAGCCCTGGTGCTCAAGATATTGCGTCACCGTGCCCACCCCCGTTAAGGCAATAGCCTTGGAGGCTTTACCCTGTTCACTTGGCAAGGCTGCAACATATGTTAAATTTGCACCCCCGGCGGAATTATCTACAGGGATTGTGAAAGTATCAGCGCCAGTTGAGGTAGCAGTAAAAGTGCCATTCGCATTCGTAGTGCCTTTGACGCCACTTATGTGCACTTGGGACCCAGTTGCAAAACCGTGCCCCCCACAGGTAATTGCCATAGGACTGGCGATACTTGCACCCGTGATCGCTTTTGACACGGCGGCGGAAAGATAAAACTCTTGAAGCGTCTTGGGCACGACATAGTAGGCGGTATCATTCGCCAGACCCGCAATGGCTGCGCCACCGCCGTGGAAATACTTAAGTTTCAAGTCCCTCTCAAGACCATTATCCGCTACCGTTATGGTGTTGTTCGCGATGGATACGCTGGCTGTCGGTATGAGTTGCTTCCCCGCCATGGAGGAGCAATAACCATTAGGTCTAAGGTACATCACCGACCCTGCCGAGGCAGGCTGGGAAACCCTTAAGGAAATTACATTACTTTGGTTCATTAGTCAGACTTTCTGCCCATCCTGCCCAAACCATATCCGAGTGCGGCGACTCCGCCAACAGCCCCGGCGCGCTTTCCATATTTCTTCGCGAGGTTCTTGTAACGACCCCGCTTGACAGCCTTATGCATTCCGCCTCGCCTGCCTTGCCTGCGAGATTCTTCACCCCATGCTTTTCCTGAGCCATCATACATGAACTCGATAGTTTCCTGCTCATCTTCAAATTTTAGCTTTCCGCGAAGAGCTCCTAAGCCCTTCTTTAGCTTTTTACCATATCCAGCGAGCTGGGCGCCTTTGCCCGGCGATATGGCATTGCCCGCGGCACGTATGCGTCCACCACCCATATTTCTGGTCATTTTAAAACGGCCCTTAGCTTTTTTCGCATTGGCAGCTACGCCCTGCCGAAAGCCACTCCCCGCGTCACGGGCGGTGTTAAAGTCTCCCCGGGCAACACCCTTTATGCTTGAATCGCCAAAAGCTGCGTTACGCTTGTTGCGATAGGCGAGTGATCCGCCATAAGCTGCCGCGCCTAGTGCCGCGGTACCTCCAAGTGCGCCGCCGACGCCAATTCCGCGTCTTTCGTCTTCCGGATTTGCTCTAAATTCCATTTCATCATCATAGACACGCTGGGCGCGACTAAAAATAATTTCGTCTAGGGCTTCGTCGAGTGCGATTATTCTTTCTACTGGATTCATACCTTTATGTAATTTGTCAACTTTACCTTAATTTACTGCCTGCTAAGAAGATTCTGCGCAAAAACGCTCTGGCTCCCCTGCGATTAACATTTTTAGCCTTCATGGTTTTTTCTACAATCTCATCGCTTGGGTTAAATCTTCCGGAAATGGGATCATTCCCCGACGTATGGGAGGTGAGTTGTTTTCTTCGCTTCTCCGCCGTTTGGCGAGTCTTGTTATCTTTGCTTTCGCGACGCTTGCTCTCCCTTGTTCTATCCGGGTCTCCTCTTTCAGTCGGATGCTCTATTTTTACCGGCTTCCCGGCTTCATCGTGCCCCTGCCCGACCACAACCGCTTCTTTTTCACGAATCTTTACGGTCGCGCCTTTTTTGAGGTTCTTTCCCGAAGCTTTTGCTGAATGTACGGAGCCTTTTGTTTTATGGACAATCTTTCCTTTCTCTTCTTTTATCTTTCGTTGAACCTTGCTTTCCGCCTTTTGCAACCTATCAACGAGCTCATCCGGCAACGCCTTGTGGCGCTCGAGAGCCGGTCTCCCCCCGACCTTAATAACATCCCCTTTCCTGTGGACTACAATTCGTCGACCTGGTACCTGCTCAAGCCTCCCCGTGTTGGGGTTCTTCTTAATCTTAACGTCTCCGGATGCGTAAACCGTGGTTTCGCGACGCTTTGCCCTTACGA